AATAATATCAGAGTGCGCAATAGTCTCCGCAGTAACAGCACCACTCTGTATAAGTTTAAGTTGCTGTTGTGCTAAAGCTCTAGTAGTTTCCCTAAGTTCATCAATACTATCATTAGAGTAACTAACGTCAACTTCAATCTTAGACGTTTCTGGAGCCTTTAATTGCATAATCAAGCATTCAGCTGCCTTCTGTCTAACTGTCTCACTACGGGCAGATCTCATAAGCTCAGCCTGTGTATTGATGAACTTAGGGAAACTACTAGAGCATTAGCTCAACAGCAACTTAAACTTATACAGAGTGGAGCTGTTACTGCGGAGACTATTGCGCACTCTGATATTATTGCCAGGAAGAAAGAATCTATTGAAACTGAATACCAGGAGGTTGAGTGATACATTGCATGAGTGACTGTTTAGATAAATTAAAAGCTATAAAGAAGATGGCACAGGAAGGTTTACAGGGGTGTAATAACCAGACAGAGAGACATAAGTTTGAGCAGATCTCTATGGAAGTTAGCTATTTGATTAATGAGGCGGGTGCAGATGGAACTGATAAAAAAGACAGTAGATGAGTGGCTAAATGAGACTAACTATGACCCGGATCCTAGCTACGTACCCAGTGAGTTTGCTCTAGAATTTATTAGCTTTATTAAGTTAGTTAATGGTGAGCGTGGTGAGGAGAACAAAACTCCTGTAATTCACTACAAAATGCTAGATCAGATCACAGGTAAGAGACAGAACACGGTTAATATGTGTTCACGTGGTTTAGCTAAAACTACGATCATGTCGGAGTACTTAATCTTGTATATAGCTGTGTATGGGTCTATTCCTGGGTTTGGTGATGTAGATTATGGGCTATATGTTTCTGACTCTATTGAGAATGGTGTAAAGAAAATGAGACTACGTTTAGAACGTAGATGCCAGAATAGTGAGTTCTTATTACAATATTTAGCTAAATCTAAGTTTACTGACATTAGATGGTACTTTAAGAACAATCAAGGCAAAGAATTAGTTATTACAGGCCATGGTGCTAAGACTGGTGTGCGTGGAACCGTGGAACTAAATACTAGACCCCAGTTAGCAATGTTAGATGATCTACTGTCTGATGATGATGCTAGATCGCCCACAATTATTGAGAGTGTAGAAAATACGGTGTACTCCGCAATTGACTATGCACTGCATCCAGCTAAACGTAAAGTTATCTGGTCAGGTACGCCTTTTAACGCTAAGGACCCATTGTATAAAGCAGTGGAATCTGGGGTGTGGTATGTGTCTGTTTATCCTGTATGTGAGAAGTTCCCTGTTAGTGAGGAAGACTTCAAAGGTGCATGGGAGGACAGGTTTAACTATGAGTATGTGAAGAGCCAGTATGATAAATCTAAAGGTGCTGGTAAGTTAGACAGTTTTAATCAGGAGCTAATGCTCAGGATTATGTCTGAGGAAGAACGTCTGATCAAGGATGGTGATCTAACTTGGTATAAGCATGCTAATGTTAAATCTAACATGGGAGCTTTTAACTTCTATATTACTACTGACTTTGCTACTTCTGAGAAGGAATCCGCAGACTTTAGTACGATTAATGTATGGGCTTACAACAATAACGGTGATTGGTTGTGGGTAGATGGATTCTGTGAGAAAGCTCTAATGGATAAGTCTATTGACCAGTTATTTAAGTTAGCTCAAAAGTATAAACCTCAAGAAGTTGGTGTTGAAGTCACAGGGCAACAGGGAGGCTTTATAGCCTGGATCCAGAATGAGATGATGAACCGTAACATATATTTCACCTTAGCTTCAGGCCGTGGTAAGACGAGCCCAGGTATACGCCCAAATAAAGATAAGATGAGTAGATTCCAGCAAATGGCAGTACCACTATTCAAATCTGGGAAGATATGGTTTCCTGAGGAGCTGAGGGACTCTAGTGAGCTATCTGAGATGTTGAATGAGATATCATTAGCAACGGTTAAAGGATTTAAGTCTAAGCATGATGACCAGATAGATAACATCTCTATGTTGGGAGAGTTTAATGCATGGAAACCTAGTGAGGTATCTACTGATGAGCATAGTGTAGATGGCAGTATGTTATGGGATGATGAGGAACCAGAAAATGAAGGGGATAGTTCTTATTTCGTTTAAATACAATTTACTATTAAATATAGTGGTATGATAAGATTAGCATTTTATTTATATGGGGTAGCTGCGTGAAGGTCTATGAATACATTGAATTTCTAGTAAATGGTGAAATACAACAACTGTCTACTTCAGATGTAGGCGATATGACCCCAGGGGCTCCTGCAGCTACAGCTGTACAAGAGAAAAACAGAGATAAGCTAAGATCATTTATTAATTTAGCTAACATCGAGTTACATAAGAAGTTTAATATTCTGCAGAAAGATATGGAATTAGACTTTGCTTTAGCCGGTGAAGAGTTTAATTTACCTGATGACTTCCTACATGCGATTAGCTGTACATTCGTTGACGGTGAAGAGATCTCCATTAATAATGATAAGATTAAATTAGTAGATAAAGTAGATACAAATGTATCTGTCATGTTTAAAGACCCATCTAAAGTAACTATTAAAGGCACTGACAGTGACGGTAGAAAGGATATGCGTTTGGTATATGCAGCATCGCCTGCATTAGCAAAGAAAATAACGACTAACCTATCATTACCTCAACTGTATACAGAGGCATTAATAAATTACGTAGCTTATAAAACACACGCTATTATTAGCGGTGATATCAAAGCGCAGAATAATACTTATTACTTACGTTTTAATGAAAGCTGTAAACAGATTAACCTATTAGGATTACGCAATCCAGATAACCTAGATGCTAATACTAAATTAGTAGATAGCGGGTTTATTTAAAATATTACTGTTATACTAAAGACAAATTTATTGCATGCCACATGCTGAGAATAACCTCCAGAGGAGTTAAATATGGCTTATTACGACACGATCAACCTCGTAGCCGGGGATGATAAACCTGAATTAAATTTCACATTGCGTGATTCTAACACTGCAGCAGCAGGAAAAACCCTTGATGAGGATGATCCTACTACATGGCTAGCCATAGATTTAACTGGACAAACCGTAAGCGTACACTTTAGATTACTAGGTAGTACAACTATACTGGATACCATGGTATGTGGGCTACACGCACCATATACTGATGGTAAATGTTTTATGCAATGGAATGCCACGACTTTAGACGTTGATGCTGGTACTTATGAAGGTGAGATAGAATTAGAAGACACTTCTAGTAAGAAACTTACCATATTTGATAAACTAAAGTTCAAGGTTAGAGCGGACTTCTAGTAATGGCTATACGTGCCACAATTAGTGTACAGAGCATACAAGCTCAGACTACTACTGAACTCGTACAAGCACAAACAGATTATCAGTTATCCGTAGCATCTGAGATATGGACAGATCCTGATTCTAAAAATAGAATGATATCTGATATCATTCCATTAGCGGATGTTCAATTCTATGTACTCCACAAAAAACTAACAGATACAGCAAATCTTGTAGAATTTGAGAAATGGTCTTTTGAAAAATACTCAACTGAAACGGTAGCTTTAGTAGAAAGCTTTGCAAGAGTTGTAACGTACAACAGAAAGTTTACAGATACCTTTACATTAGATGATTTAAGTCAGATTGATAAAGACTTCTACGGTAATAAAGGTAACGTTACTTTCATGACCGATATAGTTGGTTTAGCGCATGAAAAGATACTTGCAGATTCTTACTCAGTTAGTGATGTAATAGTAAACGTAATCACGTATTTACGTAAGTTTACAGATACAGTAGGTACAACAGATAAAGTAACACATCAGTTTATAAAAAACATAAACGATGCATTTACTTTAGATGATACCGCTTTAATTAATAAAGATTTCTACGGCAATAAAGGAAATATATTTACCTTTAATGACTTATTAGGAAATGCCTTTAAGAAAAATCTAGCAGATTCTATAACGCACTTAGATAATATCTCTGTATTGCAAGAATTGACTAAGGCTGACAATGTAGCCATATCAGATAAGTATGAAACTACAATAAATAAAGCGATAGCAGATGCTTTCACACTGGACGATACTGCTTTAATTGATAAAGACTTTTATGGCGCTAAAGGTAATGTATTTGGATTTAGTGATGTTCTTAGCTATACCACAAGTAAAGAAATTGCAGACTCTTTAGCTCTAGTTGAAGTAGTAGGTTTCTTATTAAACCATCCTGAAGAAGATACGATAACAGTCAGTGACACACCGTTATTAAGCTACAACTTAGGTAGACCAGAGACTTTAACATTTAGTGATGGCTATATTAGAAATATCATAAAAGGTATTAGTGATGCCTTTACGTTAGATGACTCTACTCAAATAAATAAAGATACGGTTAATACTAAAGGTAATGTATTTGCTCTTGGTGAAATATTCTTAAAAAATGTAGCGTATAAACGTGCTGTTACAGACAATATCGCCTTTACAGATGCATTAACTAAAACAGTACAATTCAAGCGCTCTATAGATGATAACTTTGGCTTAACAGAAGTTAAAGGTGTAGATTTCAGTAAGAAGTTACACGATGAATTTAGCATAATCGATCAACACATCTTTAATGGCGCATTAAATGTACACGCATTAAACACTAGCACTTTAAATGGTCAAGCTAACACATATCAAGGTACAAACAATATACACCTGGCACAAATTAAAGCTAAAGGTGATGGGTTAACATTTAGTGAGATAGCAGAATTAGGTAGTAGTAAGAATATCAATGACAGTACTGTTATTACTGACCAACAATATACAGAAATACAAAAAGCATTACAAAGTGCAGCAAACTTATCAGATATACCTGAGTTAAGCGCTTTAAAAGAATTTACAGATAGCACTACGCTGGATGACGCCGTAGATATAAAGTCTACTAAATCATTAACCGATCCTACTAATATACATGATATACTAGGGTTATCCTTTGATAAGGTAGTAACAGACGGCTTTGCTCTAGATGATAGTGCTTTAGTAAATAAAGATTACTATGGTAACAAAGGAAATATTGTTACTATAGCGGATGTGGTAGCAGTTACCAAAGTAGGAAGGAGGCTTTTAAATGGTGCCTCATTTAACAGAACACAATTAAACTAGGAGTTTAGAATGATTAATGATAATTTCGCACTAACAGGTGCATTAACAATTGCAGTAAATGATGAAGTTGTACAAGAGACCGATAACTTAGTAGTTACTACTGGTAGACAATGGGTTGCTGGAAGAATGAAAGGCACAACATCAGAAATGACACACATGGCTATCGGAACAACTGGCACTGCAGCAATACCCGGCGATGATAAATTATTAGCGGAGTTAGAAAGAAATACTTTAACTACGTCAGGTGGATTAGTAACAAGTAATACTATTAAATATGAATGTACTTTTCCAGCAGGTGATGGTACAGGCGCTATTAAAGAAGCCGGTCTTTTTGAAGCAGGTGGTGATAAATTAGATGATATCAATGTCACAAATGGCGGTACAGGTTACACTTCTGCTCCAACAGTGACAGTAGCAGGTAATGGTACAGCAACAGCAGCGATTACCGGTGATAAGGTAACATCTGTTACTATAACTTCATCAGTTGCGAATAACGCTTATTCAACAGCTCCAGCTGTTTCTTTCTCTGGCGGTGGTGGTTCAGGTGCAGCAGCAACAGCTACATTGAAAGAAGGCGGCGTAATGTTAGCTCGTACTGATTTCCTTGTAGTAAATAAAGGTGCAGATGACTCAATGACGATTACTTGGACTATTACAGTAAGCTAAGGTTATGACAGTTAAATTTAGTAATAATGCTTCTACTACTTTAAACGGAGCAATAACAGCGTCAACTACAGCAATTGTAGTTAACTCTATTTCAGAGTTTCCTATTTTAGGTAGTGGGGACTATACTTATTTAACATTAGCTAATGCAACAGAAACTAAAATAGAGATCATTAAAGTAACCAGCATTAACACAAGTACCAAGACATTAACTGTAGAAACTGATGGTAGTACGCCCCCTTTACCTATTGGGAGAGGACAAGATGGTACAGGAGCACAAGCTTTCAGTAGTGGTGATATCTGTGAGTTACGTATGACAGCTGCATTATTAAATGATGCAGCTAGTCGTAATGATGATCCATCTGGAACAGCAGTAGCTATGGCAATCGCATTAGGATAGGAGAATATAAATGGCAAATACATTTAAAAGAAAAACAGCAAATGCTATAGGAACTAGTTTCACAGGTGTTTACCCTGCTACAACTACTGCAGTTATGATTGGTGGGGTAGTATCTAATACTACATCTGCTACAGTTAATGCAACTGTGATAGTTGAAAATAGCGGAGTAATTATTAACTTAATAGGTGAAGATACGCCTATACCCGCAGGTACAGCCTTATCATTTATCGATGGTAAAATTGTATTAGAGAATGGAGACACAGTAAAAGTTAAGAGTTCAGCTACAGGTTCGCTAGATGCTCACTTATCAATCATGGAGATAACCTAATGTCTGGATATATTGGTAAAGGTAGAGCAGTAGCAATTGCTAATACAGAGTCTGATACATCACCAAAATTAGGTGGTGACATAGACTTCAATGGCAAGAAAGCTACGAACTTTACCTCTACTGGTGTTGATGATAATGCTACGAGTAATGCTATTACTGTATCTGATACTGGAACTGAGATTGATGCTAACCTTGTTGTAACTGGTACATCTCCACAGATTCAACTGGAAACTGGAGCTTCTAATTATAACTGGCAGATGGCTGCTCAAGAAAGTGTAGCGGGAGCATTTGAAATATCATCTGGTAGCGCTGATGCTGATGCTACAAATGATACTTATACTTCAAGGTTACTAATCAAATCATCTGGCAACGTGGGTATCGGAGCTAGTAACCCAGCTACAAAGTTACACCTTTTGGATAATACAGCTAATGCTGGTCCTATGGTTAGGTTACAAGGCAGTGGTCAAAACGCAGCTAATAACCTTCTAGGTGGAATTGAGATATTCAATGGTGACTCTTCTTCTAATGGACCTCAAGTTGTTTGTAATATTAAAGCCTTTTCAAGGTATTCATCAGGGCGTGGAGGTTATCTAATCTTCAGTACAAATACAGGAACAGCGGGTGCGGAAGGTTCTGAGCCAACTGAGCGTATGCGTATCGATGCTGGTGGCGATGTAAAAGTAAACACAGGAAACCTAGTCATAGGAACATCAGGCAAAGGTATTGACTTCTCAGCTGTACCAGACGGAACTCGTAGTGTTAGCTCTAATGTATTAGACGATTATGAGGAAGGTACTTGGACTCCTAGTTTTGGAGGAGATTCAACAACAGGGGTATCATCATACCCAAATAACGCAGGTTACTATACTAAAGTAGGCAACCTTGTTTCACTTTGGCTAATAACATCTCTTTCAACCACAACAGGGACAGGTAATTTAGTTATATCGGGGTTGCCTTATAGTAATGAGGAAGAAGCTATTGGCTCATTGCAAGTTAATTCAGGTCTTGTGTTTACAGCAGGGAGCATACCTTTACCAAGGATTGCCTCTAGCAAAATTACGTTTAGAACTTTGAGAGCAAACGGGTCGTCGTTTGACTCTGTAGACCTTCCAAGTTCTTTCTCTTATATGAGATTACAGATTACATATCTAACAGCTTAATTATTCCTAATGGATTTAGGGACGGACATTTAACAACAAAGGACAAACATTATGGCTTTAAACAAAACAGAAGTAATTGATAAAATTGAAGTATTAGAAAACGGCACTATCCAAGTGAGATGTGCTACTCGTATTGATGAAGATGGCACAGTATTATCATCATCATTCCACAGACACGTCTTATCACCTGGTGATGACTTAACAGACCAAGACCCAAAGGTAGTAGCAATCGCAAGTGCGGTACATACGCCTGAAGTAGTAGCAGCTTATGAAGCGCAGATGGCTGCTCAAGAAGCAGATATGGCGGATAAGTAAACTTATACAATACCTACTAGATAAAGGAGTAACTAATGGCAGGATACATAGGAAGAGAACCTCTAAGTGAGGCAATTCAATCAAAGACTAAATATACAGCTACTGCCGGTCAAACTGCATTTGCATTTGCTTACCAGCCCGGTTTTGTAGATGTGTATCTTAATGGTGTTAAACTAGAAGATAGCGTTGACTTTACAGCTTCTAACGGCACAAGTATTGTATTAACTTCCGAAGCTATTGCAGGACAAGTATTTGAAGCTACAGGACTATCTACCTTCTCATTAGTGAATGGTAAGATTAACTATTCAGCTAGTCAAGCTCCTGCAACATCTAATGATAGTTCAGAAGCATATAGAGTCGGTTCAATGTGGATTGATACTACTAATGATGAAGTTTATAGATGTGTAGACGACACAGTAAATGCTGCTGTATGGATTAACTCTACGCTAGAAGTGGCTGAAGCTGATTTAAGATATTTACAATTAAATGATCCGACATTAGTAGCAATGACTAAAGTTGAGTTTGACGCTTTATCTACTAGTAATAGAGATAAATACGCCGGTAGTGGTTTTATTCAAGGCTCTACTATAGGAACAGGTGGCACATTCGAAAGTGATAATTACATCAACAGTTTGTATGATGGTATAGGCTCATACGCAGCATATCAGACATCTGCATTGGCTGATGCTATGATATTCAATCCAATGCAATCAGATTGGACATCTGGCTCTGACAGCAAGGTATGTTATGTAAATGTAAACGGAGTTAGAATTAGATGGCAAGGTACAGCATTTGGAAACTCTAATAAAGTTAAATTTCCACCTGCACCTACTAGTGTAGTTACTCAAGCGGACACAGTAAACATTGGAGAAAGTGGCAACATCATAGTAACGGAACATTTAATTAAGATTCAGCACACCAACGGTGGAAATCCATACTCTTCTGTAAGCATACCTATTCAAGATGATTTTGTAGTTGGTGAGAAATACGAAATAAGTTTTGATTGTTTAGTTTTAGGTAGTGGTACACATCGTGTCGTAATTGGTTCAAGTGCGAATAATTCGGGAACATGTAGATTAGTTGTTAATACTGCTAAACACTATACAGTCACATTAACTGCTACTACTACTACACCTAAGATATGGTTTAAGCAAGAGTCGGGAGATACAACTTCGCCTACTTCATTCTTTGAAATAGACAGGCATTCAATAAGTGTTGTTAAGAAAAACCAAGAACGTGAAGACTTAGTATTCATGGAAACGTGGCACGAGAAGATTAGTGACAATGACTCAGTATTCCCTTATGGCAATGTACAGAACCAAAACAGCCCTATGGGTACAGATGGTTCTAGCAGAAAATTTACTAATGAGTCTGCTAGTCAGCACTCGCAAGGCTACGCAGCTTTCGGTGAATGGGATACATCTACTAACGGTAATCACGCTATTTGGTCAGCAATGACTGATGCAAATAAAGAACTATGGCTTAAAGACCCTGAGCAAAACATTTATCTTGATGGTGATGACTTAATTCAAGTTAGATTTAGGATTAGAACTGAAGAAGGTAATAGCAACGGTTGGAGAGAAATCGGTATTACTAATGGAGGTTCAGAATGGGGTTATGACTCTAGTGGCGCACGTCAGTTGTGGCAACAAGGAAAAGCTAACACCCCTTCATCTGGAAATGGTGTTTTCGTTCAGACAGGACACGGGGCTGCTGCAAGCTACACTAAAGGTGAAGTCGGCATTGCACAAGGTAATTATGTCAACAGCACTTACACACATGGCTCTAACCCTGTTCTAGCATTGCCTATTGCAAAGGTATCTCGTAGAAACCAAGGAGCTTACAATCCTGTATGGAATCCTAATGGCAGTGGTTGTGGGTATCTCGGTGGTACAAACTCCACAGCAGATTGCTTTATTCATAATGTTAGAGTTTCAGGAGTTACAGCAATTGTAAGAACTTGTTGTAATGACACTCAATACAATTGGGTAGACGATGGATTAACCCCTTACCTTGGTATAGGTTCAGATACAGCTAGACGACCTACTAAAGTTGTTGGCTATAACGCAGCCGGTGTAGAGGTATTTGATACTGCAGCAGATAATAGGAATATTGAGAATACCTTTTTTAGTGGCCCAACTGGAATGCATCTAATTATTGATACTCAGGATAGTGCGTTTTCTGCCGATGTTGGTTCTTTAGTAATGCATTATTCATCGACACTTTCTACTCAAGCATACAGCTATGGAGATGTTGCCGGCGCAACAGGGGGAGCTAGACAGCAATCAGGTCGCCCTGATGGAAGAATGTATAACGAGATAAATCAACGTGATATATTAGACCTTAGAATGTCAGCCCATAAAATTCAGGACTATTACAGGACTTTAGAAAAAGCTGTAACAGGAGCTACGGGAAACTACACTAGAGGTTTTGAACCTCATAAAATGTTCACAGAGATTTTCGCTGGTGGTACCAACCCTTTTTGGCGTAACTCTAGTGTGCTGAGTCCAAATGATACAACCATTGCAAGAACTTTTCAGATATATTGTGAAGGACACCCCTCATCAACGTATAGTACAAACATTAACACTTCTAACTATCAGCTTGGTGACGTGGTAACACTAATGTTTAGTGGTGGCGAGTGGATGACAGGTGTTATTAATGCTTACCAAAGCACTACACAGAGTTTAGGAATTGTACCTTGGTACGAGTCTTCAGGATTCTACGCAATAACAGGCACAGGCTCTTACAGCAGTATACCTACAGGGCAGAGAGCCTTCTTGTACGGTGGAGCAGAGGGTACGGTATCAGGAAAATGGTTACAGCAATGTGATATTTTCGGGTCGCCAAACAACTACCCTTCAGGTTTATTAGAAGACGGGCTAACAGCAACTCCTGTACTCACTAATCACAAAGGCGAGAGTCAAATCCCTGCGGATATTTATGCTAGTGATAATATGAATTTCACTTTAAGTAGAAAGCCTCATGGCGGTGGTAATGGTGGTGGCTCAGGCGGAAGCTTGGATAAGGTTCTAGTCAAGAGAAGTGACGGAAATTGGAAACTGTTTACCTACACAGGCGGTGGTGGTGACCATGATGCAAGTGGTCATAACTTTGCACCGGGCAGTTCAGCGCATTACTACAATAGAGTTGGTGTAAATGTTAATTCTTCATGGTCAGACTTAGGCTATTCCTCAGCACAAAACATGATTGATAATACTGTAGTAATGATATTTTATATTACTACCTCTACCCCTATGGTTAGTAACAGTGGAGGTTCTCCTGAACATCCAAAAACACTTGCGAAGTCTAAGTACGTTGTAGGTGGTGGTGGTTGGTGGCCATATCACGGTGGCGCACTAGGGTATTGGTTAACTAAAAAAGTACCTGACGCAGCTAGCTCTTCAGGAAACATTTTCAACTATAGGGGTATTACTGAGTGGGGAATACACAACACTTCTCAATCAGAAATAGGTAGATACGCCCCTTATAATGGGCATGGTTGGGGTGGACTAATTAAGCACGATTACCTAGTATTTAATACAGGTGGAAGTATCGCTTGGAAATGTGCACCTGTCCTAGCTACTTTAAATGGAAAGGCTTATGTTAGTATGTTCTACAAAGAAATGAAAAGTGCTTCTGCTGTTTGGGGTGATGATGGTGTTGTTAATATAACATCTTTGTATGCTAAGAGTGAATTGGATGATAATAATGTGCTAGTTACTTACGGGCAACGCAGATTTGAAATACCTTACTTTATTTCGGAGGATGACTAGTGAAATACTTATATGAGTACACCGCAGAAAGTGGATTAGTTAGGGCGGATGTTGCAACTAAAACATGGGATGATGTTGAAAGAGTTATCGCAGCAAGAAAATCAGATGATACTGTGGATAAATTCATAGGTATGGCTCAGTTAGTAGATGGTCATGAAGACATTGAAGCTGAGTGGTATGACATTCAAGTTGCTATTGATGCCTTAAATGCTATACCTGTTACTGTAACGCACACGACTGAAGTGGTTACGTTCGATGAAGACACTATGGAAGAGTCAACAGAAACTGTAACAATCACAGACTATGAAGGGCGTGACTTAACAGAAGATGAACAATCTGAACTTGATACATTAGTTGCAGACCGTAGATGGATTGAAGATGGTGAGCGTGATGTTGAATACATGACAGAAGCCACACAGGATGCGGACACAGGTGAGATTTTTGAAGGCGTCATGGAGACCAAAGTTGAGACATGGGATGCAACACCTTGGCTTAAATCATATCGTGGTGTTAAAGGTGCTGATACTAGACCGGTATCTTCTGCCAATGTAGTACAATGGAAGCTAGATAACTATGATGTACTTAGAAAAGCAGCCTATGGCACTTGGCAAGAACAATTAGAAATGCAAACTGATGGTACGTGGAAAGCGCACACTAAAAGCGTGAAAACTAAGTATCCTAAAGTACAAACTTCAAAAACTAAAGGGAGTAACTAATGAGTATTGCACGTAAAATTGCAGACCTACTAAATACTAGTGGTGATGTTAAATCAGAGTCTTTGGATTATATATATCCATTACTTACTGAATTATATTCAGGATTAGGTCTTCCTATTGCTAATGAAGTAACAGCGATAGTAGCAAATCAAGACGCTATCCATACTAAATTAAGAGCCTTATTATTGACACAAGCTGGTGCTTATCAGCGAGGTGATATTGATAATGATGGTGATATCGATGTCAGTGATATGATTGCTGTTCTAAGATGGATCATAGGTCTTGAAGATGGGACTCCGATAGAGTCTTGGATTAAAGACAAGATCATCATAGAGATGCTGAAAGACTACCCTTCTTATGAAGATTTACTAGAGTTTAGAGTATATCGCTTACATGAGAATGGTGGTGATGAGATAGTATCTGTTAGTAGCAGTGGTATAACTGTAGATGGTAATGTAAGTACTGGCACAGGTTCAGTTTATACGTCATTAGTCATATCAGACGCACATACTCTATGGAAGTACGACAACACCGCAGCTATCACAGGTGATGCAGTTGACATCTTCATCTATGACACATCTAAAGATAGTGATGGTGGTGCTTGGAGAAAACGTACTCAGGATACTTCTTGGTATAACGAAACAGCTAGTACAACTAGAGGCTCACGTAAAGAGTTCCCTGCTGTAGCTGTTATTGTTTTAGAATCACAAGGTATGACTATCTATGATGGTGATACACCTGACCTAGATATGTGGATGGTATTTCAATACACGGCAAACGGATGGAATGCCTTAGATTATGGTGGTGGTTTAGGTCAAGCTGTCACTATGATGAATGGTGTTATGGCAATTGGAAACTCTATAGCAAATTATGGTAGCGTTCAGCGTATCAACTTCATATCAGAAGAGATTTTATGCTTCCTACCTACAGCGTTCAAGTACGATGTCACTATAGCCAATAGAAACCCAGCGCAAGCTGGTGCTTTCTATAACGTATCAGCTACTTATGGCTCGATTGTTAATAAATATGTAAACGATGTAGCAATCACAGTCCTACCTAATGCCCCGATAGACTCAGCCACAGGCTTACCTACACCTACTATTGCTGTAGCTACTGATGGTGGTGTGAGTGTTATTAAGGATGATGGTACGGTAATTAACTTACTGACTGAGCAGAACGCTGCTTATAGCAACACTAGGAATATGAAGACGGTGTCATTTGGTTCAGATTACAGATTGACGTGGGCTAGTGCGCAACATAATGGTCTTTATGAAAATGCAGTGATTACAAAGTTCCCAATTTGGCGATATGTAAGTTCAACTACATCTTATTCTAAAAACCCAGATTCATATTCATACGAATGGAGCGGTGCAATATATTCAAATACAACTCAGAACAATGGAACAAGTATAGGTACTGCTCCTAACCCTGAGGCAGCCGGTACAATATATTCACAGATAGCGGGGGATGACTGGATTATTTATGGTGATAAGGGTCTATTTTCTATACCACAGAAATCTATGGATAGAGGGGCGTCAGTATTAGCCTACATAACCTCTAAATACAACACAGGTTATATGACAGGTGATATTAGAGGCGCTTGGAACGTAGATACAGATGTTACTAGCTTGAGTGGTACTGAGTTAGTTACTAATTACGACTTCGCTAGTACAGATGTAAGTTATATTTCCAACTCAGCAAATGGTACTGCTACTGTAAGTGGTAGTCAGTTAGTACTCTCAGGCGGTACTGCCGGCTACTCCGACCACGTAATAACTTTAACAGGACTTACAGTGGGTCAGTTTTATAACATAACAATTGAACAAATAACAAGTGCAGGTACTGGTACTGGTAAATCTGGTTTCTACGTAAATGGTGTTTATCTCGCTGATACTAACACAGGTGCTACGTACGCAAATAGGTCTAATGGGAGTTACTCTTGGTTCTTTATTCCTGACCATTCTTCGGAGAATATTGACCTCGTTGTATCAGGTGGCATAACAGATACAATTACCTTTGATAATTGGTCAATAAAAGAAGCAATCCCTGACCGTTCAGTTAAAGGTAATGGTCTAGCAGTACACGGCTCACCAACTGTATCTGCTGTGGCTACGGGTGCTGAGTTGAAATGTATCAGTGGGTTTAGTTCTAGTAATTACTTAGAGCAACCTTATAACTCTGACTTGGACTTCGGTACTGGTGATTTTAGTTTTAGTGGTTGGGTAAAGCCTGATGCTATCTCCAACAGATACTTATTTCAGCGGGAGGGGGCAGAGACTGGTAGTAATATACTTTTCCTCCCTAGATATTCTAGTGGGATACTATTTAATGTTGCAGGCACGTACAGCACATCAGGTACTACAGCACTCCAAGTTGATAAGTGGCATAATTTCTTCGTAGGTAGAGAGGGAGCAGTAGTTAAAATTTATATTGATGGTGAATTAGTGAGCACCGCATCAGGGTCTACTACGAATTTGAGTTCAACGAATGCTACACTTACCGTGGGTAATAGAAAAGCGCTAACATCGCATTATGAAGGCTCTCTAGCTTTATTTAGAGTGTCTAAAACATTTGCAACAGCAGAACAAATCAAAGAAATCTATGAAGCTGAGAAGCCTATGTTCCAAGATAATGCTAAGTGTACGTTAAATGGTACGTCAGATGCTGTAACGGCTATGTCTTATGATGATTCAAATGAAGAGTTACTGGTCGGCACTAGCGGTGGTTTATCCGTCTTTAAAGGTTTAAGGCGAGTAGATGAAAATACTAACAATATAACTGAAGTTGCCCAGCAGGGTGGCTTACGTGTGGAGGAATACTAATGACTATTAAAGTAACAAAGCCCTCG